GAGTGGGGGATGCACTGCCAAGTGCATCCCCCGGTGAGGCGCCTGATGGAAGCTCCACCTGGGGAATAATTTGGTCCAGATTATCTGGAAACAAAAAAGCCAATAATTCGGCAAATCCCCAGAGCTTCCGGAAGGTCTCACCCACTGACCCAAAGGGTCGGTAGCCCGTTAAAACGGGCTACCCCACCTCGCCTTGATGTCGACGGTACGAGGACGTCCTGCACGTTCCAAGTGCCTCTCATCAGCGGTTGGCAAACCGCCTCGCTTGAGAAAGAACTTGAGCAAGGCTCCCGCTCCATCTAGATTATCTAGAGGAAGACGAGATTTAACTACGTAGCCCTTAACCAAAGGGCTGTGTAGCTTGTCGCAAGTTCTTTGGGTTTCATATCCCAAAGCAGACTCGCGGCCCAGCACTGGAGAGGAAGGTAGAACATGAGGAAAGTGACGAATCACATCCTCAATTCGACCATCCAACCATCTCGTTGCTCCCCAACAACCAGCCCAATAGAGCTGGTTGCGTAGGGAGACAACAGAGATAATCTCCGGAACATGCTTCAGTGATGTAGGAAGCATTCTGCGGACCTTGACTATTGAAACGTCATGGCCTTCATAATACTCCTTACCACAAGACTCTCTGAACCTACCGGTCCAGAAAGACTTGTTCGCACCGACTCGAATACCGAAGTATTCAAGACGGTCGATCACTGAAAGCACGAATCTACGGGGGACGATAATATCGTCTCCGTAGATACGCACCTCACTGAGGAAGGTCTTAAGAAAAGACCTATCAGTGAACCGGGTGTTGAGCTCTTGCTCAATCCCAAGGAAAACAATGCTAAGAAATAGCATAGCCTCCATGGGAAAAGTAAGAGCAGAACCCATAGACGCGAACTTGGATAGGGGAATTATCCCGTGTCCAGGCACTTCAGCCTTTTGAGAGCGAGATGCTTCGATAGCCTCAAGCAAAAGAGGATTTCGAGACATTATAGCCCTTACATGCTGAAGAGACACACGATCGGAAGCCTCACTCAAGTCGAGTGTAGCTAGGTCGCCGTTAAGCGAACCTATTCGGGCAAGATCCTGGTTAGGGGTCTGGTCCGAGAATCCGATATAATTGTGAATATCGCTATTCTCAATTGATCGAATAATCGACTCGAGAACGCCTTGCTGGCAATACTGCTGGCAAGTCGGCTCAACGCCAATTATACGAGGTGTCTTTTGCGTCTTAGGTACTGAGATAACCTTAACGGGTATCTCAGCATCGGGTTCGAGCCATGAAACCTCTTCATAACTTTGAGAGAAATGAAGAGCAGAACTAAAGAGGTAATCCGATGAAGGAAATACTCTCTCTAGTCTGTCGGTCCAAGTACGGCAATTAAACTTGCCATTACCTCGGAGTTTATCCGCGGTAGAACCCGGACCGTGTTTCGGTCTGATCCGTCCATTGAAGATATCACTATCAACTTTGGAAAGAACAGATCGGTAAAGGAGTGAAGACATTCGACTCAATTCTGAGTAATCCTCAGCAAAGAGACGATCGTCCACTTCCTTAACCTGACTCTCACACCCAATGAACGAGTCCATCGCATCCTTAACCCGAGCATCACTGCAAGGGAGAAGGATCTTGCTGAACAGCAGCGTTAGCTGTCGAACGGACAAGATTGCTTCGATGGATGGTTCATTGAGCAACACACCAGTACTACGGTCGAAAATACGATCAAGGAAACCTCCGAGAAATCGGGGGAGACCTCGGTGTCTGCTGAAACCAGCAAACGCCGCGTGATCCACCATACCTTCGTCAAGGGCCTTTTGGAAGTCCTTGCCAAAGGATGGAAGAGTGATTGTCAAAAACGACAACCCCTCGCATTCCGACCGACCTTGGACAGTTTTTATGTCCATGGTGGTGCTAGTGCGACATCTACTAGCCATTTCATTGGCTAGTACATTCCAGAGTGCGATCAGGCTTTTCATGTAACCTCCTAATAGAGGAAAACATCCTTAGCCAATGATCACGGCATGTTGGAGACTCAGAAAGAAACCTGAGTCACGAGCTGATAAGCTCTACCAACATACGAAGAAGCCCAATAACGCTCAGTATAGTAACAAAGAGCGAGATTAGGATAACAGCACGAGCCTTTCGGCTTATGCTGCAAAACGCAGCCAGGGAACCCTGGTAGCTAGCCTTCACTTGAAGGCTAGCCATGCGATTTTCACTAAGATATTCTTCTAGATGTTCTAGAAGAATAAGTTCTTCCTCAGCTGACAAGGAGGGAAATAGGCGTTGATAGCCTATGCCCAAACTTGACAAGTGACGGCGGGCGGGAACTAGCGGCATCAAGCCGCTACGACTCACCAGCTATCACCTGAGTGAAGACTTTTGAGGTGCTGGCTTTGCCCTGGGCAATCAAGCCTTCGAGCAATTCCAGCGTCTCTTTATTAGTGAAACCGGCAATTGGACGATCACAGACGATATAAATCGACTGTGAAAGTTCAACATTGTCGGCCGGTTTGAACGGATCTGCTGCGATCTTCTTCGCGTCGACCCTGAAGACCGTGCGCTTGCGCTTACCAGCTGTGGTAGACGCAGACACGGTCAGCAGGCCATCGGCACTGGTGTAGATGCTTTCGCGTCCACTCGTAGCGATACGAGGGAGGCTAACGGCACCTGACCCAGGGTCGATAGATTGCGGATCGGAAAGTGCCATTGGCACACTCCATTTCTGCTGACAGTTGTCAGCTTAGTGGTTGCAGTGCAAACTGCAGCTACAGCAGGCTGATGCCTACTGCAGTAGCTATGGCGATCTGAAGTGGTGACAAGTCACTCAGATGAACGCCAAATCCGTACGGATCAGCCGGCCTTCTGACCTTAGTTATGATCTCATAACTAACGTCCGGGACGGGGATCTCTTCTTCGCCGACAAAGACGGAGGAGCGATCCATAGTATAGGTAACAACTTTGGAATATTCTTCCATGATGTACCCATACTTCATGATCTGGCCTGCACCGATAAAGTTACCGATGTTGTTCAAAACATCACCGGTATTACTAAACCAGTCGACGGCCCAACTCCAAGGAGTGAGATTCCAGAGAAGCTCTGGCGTCAGTGATATGCCAAGCAAATGCTTGGCATTGGTGCCATTTGCAATCGAGGCCCTCCACGTGTCAGTGTGAGAGGGCAACGGGTACAAGAAAGCACCAGAAAACCACAGACGACGCGTATTTACTTCATGACGCGTAACCTTACCTTTGGCCGAGGCATTTTTGCCGACGCCACTCCAACCAGTGCCAACTTCGGCTTTGGTATTTGTGGCGACGACGGACTCTGTCTCGGATCTATTAATCGGAAACTGGTATGTCCGACGTATAGGTTCGTTCGCTTGACGCTCAAACCTCAACATGAGAGCTTGAGAGTTAGCAACGGTACGAGCAACGTCTCGTACTTCGTCAGTAAGGGGTTTCCAACCAAAAACAATGTTGAGAAACTCCGAACCGGCTTTCCTAACGACATCGGCCCTGTCCCTCCAGGTATGAATACCTGGAAGGCCAGGCAGACCCTCGCGATAAGTTTCGCTTAGGCCTGTACCAAGTTCGCTCGACGGATTAACCGGCGAGCAACGAGATATAGCGGTTGCCCCTGCAGCATCAAGCACCGAATCATTTTCTGGTTCGAGGCTAGCTGCAAGGAACTCGTTATACCACAAGCTGCGGGGAACGCAAATGGACGCTCCTACAAAATTGTATCTTGTAAGAGATCCACTGTGAAAAATGCACCTACCAGTCCTTCCTACAGAGAAAGGATTGAGGTGCTTCTTGGCCGTGTAAAACGGGCCACCCTCAAGGAACTTTCCTTTTGGGCCACGCTTGTGTGGTTCCGACCCAGTAATCTGGATCGAAGGATTCGGTACCTCGAAAGGTACTACTTCAGTACCGTCAACAGTCTCTCCGACTTGGGCCTGATGGCCTTTGACGAAGTAACCTTTGAGTTCACCAACAGGAAAATCCTCGTACTCCTCACGGAGTCCGTGGGTAATCCTAAGTGGTCTACCCAAAGTTTGTTGACGGTATTTCAGCATGAATCCTTCCATTAATAGATAGTACGTACTTTGGAAATTAATCCAAAAATGCGGATTTTATCCGCAGATGGATGTTGCACTGCAGGCC